TGTGCATATAAGAAATCAACTGCGAAGATGAGATGGAAATGGCGTAAAAAACGCGTCAGAAGATTACAGAGAAAAAGGCGTAAAATGAGAGCCCGAGCAAAATAAATTATAGGTATGTATATATATTATGAGTAGTGGTAATAAAGTTTCTAATTTAACTAAAGAAGACTTGACAAGTTTGACCAAAGAAGAATTAATAAATCTATTAAAAATAGTTAATCTAGAAATTGAAAATGCAAGTGCAAGAACAAACGGTAAAATGAATGAGGAAAATGATTTATTAAAAGAAGCGAAAAAATATAAAAAATTAATATTAAGAGAAAGAGGACGACGTATAAGAGAAGAAGTAAGTTCTTCAACCGATACGACTGCAAACAATACAACTTCATCTGGTACAAGTAACACATCGATTACACAACCTCTTACATCATTACAAAGAATTGCATTACGTCCTAGAGTTAAAGTTCCACGCGTAAGACAAATTACGGAAGAACTTCATAACACGTGGAGAGAACGAGAATGGTGGCCTTTAGTTAATAGACCAAGAGGTCAACAATTACAATCAGGGATTATAAATATTACAATCCCTGATTATCAAGAATATCCAGAATATTCGGGTGTTACGGATATGCATGTCCATATTTTTCCCAATAGAAACCAAGGTAGTGGTATAAGAATAGGGTTTGGTCCAGATGATAACATGTGGAGATTAGAATATAATATAAGAAATGGTATTGGAACATATAATATTAGAAATCCAGACGGAAATTTTGTACCACACAATGGTTTCAGTGAAAATCTTCCATTAGATAAGTTAATCAAAAAAATACAAAATCAATTGAAAAAAGAAAATATGAGGAAGAATAGTGATGTTCCTAACAATTTATTAAATATATCATATAATAATTTAGATTATTTAATTCATACAATGACATATCTTATGGAAGGTGTTCAATCAAGAAGAATATATGGAGGAAAAATTAAACAAAAAATTCTGAAGAAAACAATTTTAAGAAAAAGATCACGAAAAATAAATAAAAGAAAAACGAAAAGAAGAAGAAAAACTAACCAAAAGATCCCGAAGAATACCTTTTTAAGAAAAAGGTCGCGAAAAATAAAGAAAAGAAAATTAAACAAAAAATCCCGCCGTAGAAGAACTAGGAAACATAAATAATAATCATAATATATTTAAAATTTTAGTAAATATATTATATAAGATGGATAATTTAATAACTCTCGCAAAATCACAATATAGAAATTATAATGACAGTAAAGTAATATCACAAATTAATTATAAAGAGAAAAATGCTTATGAGAAAAGGTTAGTAGAATCGACAACTATTAAAGAAAAATATCCAGAACGCGTCCCTATTATATGCGAACGTTTAACAATGAAAGTTCCAGCGATAGATCGTTCAAAATATTTATGTCCTAGGAATTTAACAATGGCAAATTTTATGTATGTTATTAGAAAACGATTAAAATTAAATGAAAGTGAAGCCATATATTTATTTATTAATAATTCTATTTATAAATGGTTCAAAAGATTTAGGCACAATATATGAACAAAAAAAAGATAATGATGGGTTTTTATATATTAGATATGATTCCGAGACAACTTTTGGTTAAGAAACCAAAAATTCTATATTTTTTTTATATTAAAGTATATTATATAATGAACTCGCAACTTCAGTTATGGAGAAATTCATTTAGATTAGTACCTGATGCATCATCACCAGGTCAATGTAAAAAAGGACAAACATTTAGAAGCACTTCTCGTCATGCTTCTGTAGAATTTGGAGAAACTTCAATTAATTGTCCAAATTTGGGTGGGGCAAGCCTTTCTGGTATCACTAAAACTGGTACTGCGAAACCTGGACCAACTACACAATTTGATAGTTCATTGGCTAGACGCAGAAAAATTCAAGTCAGAACTAAATCAAACAAAACAGGAAACTCAAACTCTGCTGCTACAAATAAATTTGAAAGAACCTTTAGAGGATACAATTCCCATGTTGAGAATGGTAGAGATGGATACACAAATGGTAAACGTGCCCAACTGTTTGGTCATGAAAATAGAAATGCAAGTGTACCAGCAGCAGGTGTTCGTGGTGACGCAAGTGATGTCATATACTTTAGACCTATTTTTGAAAAATTTAAACTTGATGTAGCAAGTAAATAATTTTAGTCAAAATTTAGTTAAATTTTGATAAAAAAAAATACCAATAAAATTATTATAAATTTTATAGTGTTAATTTATAATGATTAAGAAACTTTTAGCAGAATTTTTAGGAACCATGTTCTTTCTTTATGCAATCTTGACAACGGGCGATGCTGTTGCCATTGGTTTAGCACTCACAGTAGCCATTATGGTTATTGGTAAGCATTCAGGGGGCCACTTTAACCCTGCTGTTTCAGTTATGTTGTCGATGGCCGGAAAACACTCAATGAAAGAGTTAGCACCATATGTAGTAGCACAAGTTTTAGGAGGATTGGCTGCGTTGGAGTTATACAAGAGATTTAAATTTTAAATATTTAGTAATATAATTAGTCAAAATTTTTAATCTAATTATATTGTATAATGGAAAATCAAGCAACCGCAGCAGAAGCCATGAATTTACTTAAAACCGCAAGTGGAACTTTAGAAACACTTGTAGGAAAACTTAAGGGAGGTGCCCGTAAACTTAGAAAAAGAAGAAAATCCAGAAAAAGAAGAAAATCCGGAGGAAAACGTAAACGCCGCAGAAGAACTAAAAGACGCAGAAAGTCTAAAAAATCTAAACGCAGACGCTCGCGTAAACGCCGATCCAGCAGACGCCGAAGACGTTAAGTAAATTAATTTTTAAAATATATATATTTTCTATCAAATATATATATGTCCGAATCTTTTATGGATAAATTTAAACGCGGTACATCTGAAAATATTGCCGCTGCTAACGCCGTGGCAGAAAAAGCAAAAAAAGGTGCGAGAGAAAGTAAAGAAGGGTGGAATACATTTAAAGCCGCATATAATTCAAAAACAAGTCAATCTAGTATACCAGTAATGCCAACAATGACTAAACAAGCCATGGCACCCATGCAAGCAGGAAGAAGAAGACGACGAAGAACAAGACGAAGACGCAAAAAAAGAGGAGGAGGATGTGGTTGTGAAATGGCTCTAAAAGGAGGAAGACGTCGAAGAAAAACAAGAAGTCGAAGAAAATCCCGAAAAAGAAAATCCCGAAAAAGAAAATCCCGAAAAAGAACCAGAAGAAGACGTCGCCGTCGTAGACGTTAAATCTAATTAATTTAATTCTTAATATACAATTATATGTTAAGAATTATTATTTCAACATTATTAATGTGTGCTGCAATATTTTGGGGAATATATAATCCTAGTGATAGTTCACCCCATAATGAAATTTTGCATTATATAGGAATAAATAAAAAATTAACAAAATGGATGCACATTATTTTAGGAACAATATTTTATTTACTAGCGATTATTGTTATTTAATTATATTTTTTCATAAGACTATAAAGTAAATAAATTAACAAAAATCCAAATCCTAAATTGTATAAATTTGCTACTTTATTTTTACTTAATTTACCATCTTTCATCAATTCTTTTAACTCTAAAAAAGTTTCATCCATATTTGTAAATCCATCTTTAGCACAATTGTTTAGTGATTTACCTGAAACAGGATTTTTACCTCCAAATACACAAGGATCTATGTTTGCAATATCAGCATCTGCTACATAAACCCCTCTTACCCCATCATCACTCGGTAAATTAAGTTTTCTACATTTAGGATTTGCTCCTTGCATAAATCCTCCAAAAATAGCAACGGGGTTAATAGCACCCACATTTTCAATACTACTAGGGACTAAACCTCTAAATTCTGGAAAACTAGCACCTGTAAGATCTGAAATAAAAGGAATAGAGCCAGTTGGCTTATTATGAATATAAACATATCTATCAACTTTATTACCATCTGGTGCAGTACATTGTCCACCAGTTTTTAAATAAAATCTGTTTCCTAAAGGACCATCAACTCTACTGGCATCTCCCCCACCTGATACTAAAACTTCGGTAAATGCAATTAATCCTTGTACATCGTCCCCTAATGCATCCATCGTACCTTCATCACTCATACCTATCTCGTTAGGAGTTTTAATTTGTTTTGCATAATTATAGGTTGGACCTAAAAATTTTTTTTCTAAATTTCCAACACCTTCGCTTAATTTGTCAAAAAAGCCTGCCATTAAATATATATATATATATATTTATTTAATATGAATAATAATCAAATAATCGAAATTACACATAATAGTACAATTTCTGAAGAAAAATATGCAATTTCTGAACAAAAAAATGAAGTATTTCAATGTAGAATTTGTTTAGAAGATGAAGAAAATATAGATTTATTAGTATCCCCATGTAGATGTAGTGGAACATCTAAATATGTTCATGTTGAGTGTCTTAGAATATGGAGATATCAAGACATTAATGCCGATGGATTTTCAAGATGTATGGAATGCAATGAAGATTATATTATTTTAAATAATAATGGTATAGAAAATGAAAAATTATTTGATATATTTAACGGTTCAAATAAAGTTATGTATTTTGAATTAGGTATTTCATTTTTATTGAGTTTTTTTATTTATATTATTGATGTATTTATAAATGATTATTATTTGGTAAAAATATTTCCAAAATGGTATGATAACAAATTATTAAAAATCGTTAAAGAAAATACTTTTTATGAAAATCTTTTTTACTTAAATTTTTCAATATATATACAAAATAATATATTTGTATTAGTTTATATTTTAAGATGTTGTTTGTATGTTAAAAATAAAAAAAAATTAAGTCGTTTAATGGGAACACATGTTGCAACTATGATTATTTACTATAATGTTATTTGGTTATTTATGTTAGGAATGGGTTCATATGATATGTATGAATTTGCAATAACGACTATATCTGTGTATGAGTTATTCAGTTATAAATTAAATAATGAAATGATAAAAAATCACAATAATAATATAAGAATTATTAATAATAGTTTAGATACAGGAGTTTCTTCAATGGAATATAATCCATTAAATATTATAATAGGAGATCAAGAAGTTGAAGAAATAGCACATGGGGGGACATCAGATGAAAGTGATACATCAGATGAAAGTGATACATCAGATGAAAGTGAAGAATTTGAAGATGATAATTCTCAACTTTTAAGTTGATAAGGAAGGACTTTCTGCCATAATTTTTCCTAATTTATTTAGAGATTCAGTTCCTCCACCAATATCGACGCTACCACTGCCGCTCTCAAATCCTTTATCTAAATCATCTAATTCTTTCATTTTTTCATCTTTTTCTTCCATAGTATCATTTGTTATTGATTTAGCGTTTTGCCCATTGGCTTTTATTCTCATATTTTGTGCCATTGCTAATGAAGAAAGTTCTCCATATTGTGCTTGTAATTTTGCTAATTGTGATTCATTTCTGCTTAATTGTGAAGATTGTTGAGTTACTTTATTATTTTGACTAGCAGGACAACCTGAAAAATATTCAACTACTTTAGAGTTTAAAAAACTCCACAAAATAAGAGAAATAAGTAAAAAATTTAATAATATAATGAGGGTTTTCATTATATTATGCAAACATAATAATTAACATGCCTCTGGATATTCCTTGCATGCATCACTTGTATCTTCTTCCCCATCAGGATCAGATATAACTTCTAGTGCTTTATTATTTTTTGCATTTTGTCTAATATCTGCTTCATTTTTAAAAACATATGTTTGTGTTTTAGTTGCTAAAGCAAATAATTTTCCTATATTTGTTTGGAAATCATCCTGTCTTAATTTTGTAGAACCAATAGTAGAATTATTACAGTAAAATTTTTTTTGCTCATCACTTTCAAAATTATAGTTACACGCTCCTTCAACTACTCTTGTCATTAAACTAAATATAATAGATGAAATAAGAATTAAAAACAAATTAAATTTGTTCATATAAATATAGAGTTATTTTTTCTAAATCTAATATAAATGTCTGATGGAAGTTTAATCATTAATAATAATTTAACTGATAATGAAAAAAAAAATGCTATGTTTAATTTTTTAAAAACAGAAACTATATCATCTAATGTACAGCCTAAAAAAATTTCTCATGCGAATTGTCCTCCAACTTATAATTGCGATAGTATTGATTTAAGAGATAAAAGGGTATATAAGGCAAGTTTTAGACAACCTATTAATGCGGTAAGAAAATCAACAAATTGTAATAAAAATAATACTAGACAATGCCAAACAACAACAAAACTATATAAGGACCATTATAGTGGAATATATAATGATGATAATACTTTAGCAACTAGTTGTCCAACACCAAATGGTAGTCTACCAACTGGAAAATATAATAATATAGGATTAGATCAAAATATAGTTAAAAGCCAGAGCGGTATAACAACACGGACTGCTAAACCAATAATTAGAAGTGGAATGCAACCTAATACTGCTGGTCAACAAAATAGTGGATTAAGTAATTATGAAACTATATCTGGTGTTATAAAAAAAAGATCTACATATTCGTATTCTTTTAGAGAATTATTAAACAATAGAAGAAAATCAACAATAGAGAAAAGTTTGGCCTTTGTCAATACTGAAGGTAATCAATCCGGTATATATAAACATGGTTATGGAGGTCAATGTTCTACTGATCCTAATTGTTCTACTGGAAGAGTTGTTGATAGATTAAACAATAAGAAGTTTTATAAACAGGGTTCAGTTGATAGTAGCACTAGATTAGAAAGACTTAAACTAAATACAATTAGAGGACAAACACGTTGTGCTACAGGAACTTCTCAATCAAATAATAGTGTTTGTGACGGAGATTATTTTGCAGGTAAACCTAAAAATATGGATATTAAATTTTTACAAAAAAATACAGACATATTAGTTAAAAATAATGACCAAAAACATGCTTTATTAAGAGCAAGAGGTTCTATGAATAATAAGCCAAAAACAGATTTATCTAAAGGTGGAATTTGTTGTGATAATTAATAGATTATATAATATAAATTTACTAATATATATTATATGAAAAAAAACATATGTAATTGCAAAAATGAAAATTATACAAAATCTGGACAGGTATCTACATTTAAATTATTTCCGATATTTGATAGAAGATATGTATCAAAAAAGGTAAATACAAGAACAGAAATAATAAGTAGTTTGAATAATCCTGGATTTTCATTAAATGTAGAAAGAGAGAATTGTCTAACATGTGATAATCAAATGACAAAACAACAAAAATTACAATTAAAAAAAAAGTCAACTCCTTTTAGAATGCCTTTTAATCATTATAGAAAAAGGTCAACATGTAGGGGAGGCGCGGATGATTTTAATACATCTGGGGGAACAAAAACAAATGGTGATTGTTTGGAAAATGTCAAAGTTATTAAAGAAACTGTCAGTGCGTGTGATTGTCCAAAAACTTTAATTACATCGCGATTAGTAGGAAAAACCGGTATTCGATTTATTAACAATACGACTTATAAAAATTATTTGCAAAATAATGGTATGTTATATTCTCAAAATAGTCAGGGATTGTTAAATGAAAATAAAGTGAGTGGTGAAAAAAATCTATATAAAATAGGAAATTCAGAAAGTATGTCTTATAATATGAATTTAAATCCAAATACAGTAGACCCTAATTGTATGATTTATAAAAAAAAACCACAATCGATAACAAATATATCATTTACTACTAAAAAAATTCCTACTGCGACGAAAAAATTATCAAACCCCGGATATGGTATAAGCGGTTCAGTTTCTTCAAGATCAAGAATTCATAGATTAAAATATCAAGCCAAATTAAGTTCTCAAATAAATCATAATAGTTTAGGTACATATAATAATTGTATTAATGGTGAAGAGTGTTCTAAATATAAGAATCCGGGGCCAAACACTAAAGAAAATAAAAGAACGATTATTCAATGTAATTATTCTCGTAAAAATAGTTTACTATATAAATGCCCAATACCATTTGTGGGTGAGAATGATTTTGTGTTAAGAGTTATAGATGATAAACTACAAATTAAAATGAGTCAATATTACTATGGTCAACAAGGATTAACTAGAACTTATTTATATTCATTGAAAATACCTCAAAATACAAATGCTACGGCTGATATAAAGTATACCCATTACACAATTGAAAATGATGGAAATATTGCTGTAATTAAAGGTGATTTTAGTAGATTGTTTGCAGGTACAATGACATTTTTAGAAATAACAAGAGACTGGAACACTATCGCTACTAATTTAAATACAGTTGATGTTGAATTAAATACAGATGATACAGATATATTAAGAGTTGTTAAGACAAATATTAACCCAAATTATAGTGAAAATATTATTACAACTATAGATGAGAGAGTTCATTATAATTATGGACCGTATGTTGAATTAGATATATATAAAAATAATATTAGAATAAGATTAACCGAAGATTATCTTAATTATCAAACACAAAAGATTTATCTTTATTCAATTAAAGTGTCTCCTTTTTTGGGAGCAATTATTAATACTAGTGATACTGATCATATGAATAATTATCAAGCAAGTTATGAAAGATTAACTACAACAATTAAAGGTAAATTTCAAAATTTGTTTAATGCAAATATGTCTTTTATTGAATTAAACACAAGTTGGAAAATTATTGCACACATTTCAAATTTAGTTGATATTGCTCCTAAATATAGTTCAGAATTAATAAATATAGTTAAAACAAATTTAAATCCTAATTTTGTTTCTATGGTTAGTTTACATGATAGAACAATTTCATATTATTAATATTTTTTATAATATTATTAAATATTAAAAATATTTAGTTATTTTATAAATGTCTTATATCTATACTTATTTTGAAAAAGATATTTCAAGTATAGAATGGTCAAGTAAAGATTTAATTAAGTTACGGAATTGGTATAATGATCCATTAAATAATTCGTCTCCATTTGATGATGATGGTACTTTTACATATACAAAATTTAGATTGCCGGCAGGTAAAATAACAATTACACCTAGTGAGTGGTATTTATCTGATTACAATAGTTTAAAAAATTGGTTTGATTTTCCAGATGCGTATTCATCACCTTTTAATATGTATCAACCTCAACCTGAACCAGAACCTGTACAACAACAAGATCCAGAACCAGAACCAGAACCAGAACCAGTACCAGAACCAGTACCAGAACCAGAACCAGTACCAGAACCAGAACCAGAACCAGAACCAGAACAGCCTCAACCTGAACCTGAGCCTGCTATAATTAACTTGTTTGCAGAGAGTGATAGTATTAC